GATCGTGGTTATTCAACTGGATGGAAGTGCGTTGATCAGTACTTGCAGGGGATACGAAAAGGCGAGCTTACCATTGTCACTGCGGATACAGGCGCTGGCAAGACAACGTTTTGCTCTCAGCTCATGGTCAACTGTGCCATGCAAAATATTCCTGTATGGATAAACTCGTGGGAGATGAAGCCTGCTACGACAATGCGCAAATTGGCTTCAGTCATCTTGCGTCGCCCTCTTAAGTTCTGCAACTTCACAGAGCATGACAATGAGCAGTTAGACACATGGGCATCTCAGTACAAAATCTACATCAATCAAACGACTTTAGGTACAGACATAGAGCGTCTCTCTAAGCAGTTGATCTCTGCTAAACAAAGAGGTGTTGAAGTCGTCATGCTTGATCACTTGGACTACCTTGTGAAGAGCCGCACTGAGAAGCTGCACGAAGCTATTGACGAGACAATGAAGAACCTGCATGAAATGTGCCTTTCTTTAGACATGCATTTCCTGCTCGTGTGTCATCCTCGACAGACTTTCAACTCCACTGAAGAGATCGGACTGCACTCTTTAAAAGGCTCTTCTTCAATCAAACAGTATGCCGACAACATCATCATATTACATCGCTGCCAAAGAACAGACACGCAAGCTGATCCCTACAAAGTAAAAATCAAGATAGTTAAGAACCGTATGTTTGGCATCGAAGGGTCTACCTATTTGTTTTACGAACCTAAATGGGATGGCTACGTTGAGCTAAAAGACTTTAAATAACAAGGAGTTAAACATGGAAGACACAAAAGTAGAAATCGTTCATTACCGTGAAGTAAACAAAGGCGGCCTCAAAGCTTTCTTTACTGTTGAGTTTGGTCCTTATGCGCAGAAGGTCTACGACTGCAGATATTTCGTTATGGGTGAAAAGCAATGGGTTAGCTTTCCTCAGAGAGAAATTTCGTATACTGATGGACGCAAGACTGAGTACTTTCCATACATCAACTTCGGAGACAAGGCCTACTTCGAACAGCTTAAAAATAAAATACTAGACGCTTTAGAAACACAAACCAGTGAGAAACAAGATGGCCAAACGAACAATAAAACATATTCCCGGAAAGCGAATCAAGTATCGCCTGCACCATCCGCTAGTGCCCAAGACCTCCCATTTTGATTCCTGGATGGTTCTTTGTGAACACGTTATGGAAGTCGCTGAAACAGAAGCTAAAAAGCTACTGCATGCAACACTTGTGCAAACAATTTGTAAACTTTCAGATGAAATGATCGCTACAGCAGAGGAGATAGACATAAATGAACCCAGATGGAGACTTAACAACGTCCAAAAAGGCATACACACAGGAAAGCAAGTCGTTCAGCATATTGAAGACGGAACCGAACTGGTTGGAGATGACCTTAACAGTGTCTCTGAGTTTAGTGATGATCACCTTAGCGCTTAGCCTTTGGAAGGTGTTCTTTTGGGACTGAAGCAAAGAATCAAAGAGTACAAGTTCATCCGTAGTGGCGCCGTTAGCATGGAATTCGTCATGGAAGGTGAACCTTTGATCTATAGCCTCCGAAGTGATCCTGGTGGTCGCAGACATTCCATGATATTCTTTAAAACCCGTCAATGGCGATCTATGCTTAAGTGCTTTTTCAGGGCATATATGAAGAGCTCTATCCCCGTAGTTCTGATTGTCACCTTCTATGTATCGCCTCCAGATAATACGAATGTGACTAAGCGTAGAATAAAGAAAGAGATTGTTCCGGCAGTCAACACATGGGAAATATGCGACTACCTTTTAGCTTTTCTACAGATGTTGTTTCAGGTTCTTTTTACAACCTACAGACAGATTGTCAAGATCGATGCCGAGAAGTTTTACAGTAATAATCCTAGAACCGTATTTAAATTCATGAGTTGGGAGCACTATGTCGTACTACAAGATAAAGATTTCACACACCCCAAAGGCAAAAGCTTCCGTGAGGATGCAAAAGAACAGATGGTACAACCCAAGCGCAAAAGGAATGGCACGAACAATAAACGAGATAAAGGAACAGTTGCCCCCGGACTTTCAGTTGCTGCAGGGACCAATCATGATGATCACACATTATCGCCTGCCTGTGAGGAAGTTTGCCTCCGTGAAACGAAAGAAGTTCCTTGATGGACAGCCACACGTACTAAGACCAGACGGAGATAACCTTGAAAAGTTCTTGAATGATTGCATGAGCGGCGTCGTGTTCAAAGATGACAGTCAGATTGCCTTCTTGTTTCGCAGCAAGACCTTGATCAACTCGTTGGAAGGGGAAACTATCGTCTTTATCCGTGAGCTTAAGTCTATGTGCGTCGCAGATTATGGACAGATGGTGCACGACATTCAAGATCACATTAGCGTAGATGACAGCCCTATTGTCTACTTACAGCCTGGAGAACCATTGTGATAGAAGCACTTATACAACTGGAAGAACTCTACATCATTCAGGGGATTGACTCGAACGGCCTTGACCATGTGCTCGCCGTCTGTCGATGCTATGACGATGCCAAGCAATATTGCATTTCCTGCCTATCATGCCATGGATACCTGGATGTGTGGATTGAGAAGCACTTGGTTCAGTAGACTTTAGATGCCGCTGTAAGTCTTTAAAAAGAACTTTATCATGTTTCTTCACGAGATGCTCTTTTAACTTCTGCTTGTTAGAAGCACTGAAAGCATAGACAGTTGACTTAAGCAGAGCTGTCTTTGCCAGTCTTTTATCGAGCCTTCCAATCTGTCGCCAGGGATAAATCATAAGTGTATTTACCCCGAGGCATTCCACCCCAGGGATTTTGTTAAGCTACATCCTTAAACAAGGTGCGCTGATTCTCGCTCTGATTCAATGTAGGATTGTTATAAATATCTAAAACCATTTGATAATATTCATCAAGAGTGATTTTAGGCGTACAGCTTTTCACTAGGTGCTTGAGATTCCTAAACCACTTTTCTTTACTGAAGTTAGGAAGTTGTACCAGTTGAACCAATGCTACCCAAAACTTTGAAGTGTTCACCCAGACAGCAGTCCCATTATGTGTTTTAATAAACTCAACGGTGTCTTTACAAAAATCCATATAGTCATCGCTTTCTTCCAGAGTGAATTCATATTTACCAGTCTTAAAGTCTTGCATTCCTTTAAAGCCTCGTCCACAAGATAATTGCATTGCAGTCGCAAGCTTCAGTTGATGCTTTTTTATAAACTCTTGTAGCTTAATATAATGCGTGTATCCATTCTTTGTGTAGAAATTCAAGTAATCAAGCCCAGACCACGGTTTTGAAATGTTTAACAACACCAAATCTTTAGGATCACTACCTTTTGTAATCTCGTAAAAGATCTCTAGTCCAAGCTCTTTTGCTGCCAGAAAGCGATGTTGTCCATCAAGTATCTCCATTTGTTCATTGACTGTGATTGGTCTTAAATGAAGAAAGTTTCTCGTTTCAATAGAGTTCTTAATCCTGGCTAAGTGAGGCGAGTCTATGCAAGCCCTGTTGTCTGCACGCATCTTAAATTTACTGTACTCTTTTGTCTTTTGAATCATTTAACATCTCCTTTATAATTTTAAGTTCTTCTAAAACTATATCTATTTTATTTTTCTTTCCTTCTAACCGATTCCTTTTAAAAGTTTCGACTCTTTTTAAATCTCTTTGTCTTGCTTTTTCCTCCATGATTAGCTGCACTTTTTCAGCATCATAAAACACCCTTCCTCCTCCCTGAGAAAGTTCGGGATAAATTGAGCTATGATGTCTGTTAACGATTTTGGATATTTCTGTTATTGACAAACCCTCTTGCAATAAGCTTTGTAATTGTTTTCTTTCATCGAACTTCCAGTATCTTTTTGTCATGTTCTATCTCTCATAATTTCTGTAATCGCGTCATTTAAAATATCAATCTGCATCTGCAACGCTTCTATTTTCTGCATCGCTAACTCAAAATTTGTTATTCTTTTCTCATATGAAATATTCTCTTGGTTTCGTTTGATTTCTTGATAGATGACTCCATGTGTTCTTCCTAACCGTTCAGCTATTTTGGCAATAGGATATCTGTCTTTCAACATTTCTTTAATCAATAATCTTTCTTCATGCGTGAATTTCCTAACTTTGGCCATTGTTTTGTCTTGGGTGATAAGTGTTAAACATTTCTTTCATCTTGTTGCTCGACAAGTGCGTGTATCTCTGTGTGCTTGCAATGGAGCTATGTCCAAGCACCTCTTGAATCAAGCGTAAGTCTGCACCTCTATCTAACAGGTGTGTTGCGCACGCATGCCTCAAGCTGTGTGTCGTCATCTCACTGATCCCGGCCATCTTCGCATAGTGTTTAACCAACTTAGCTAACCGTTGCCTGTCCATACTACGGCCTAGTTGTGTAAGAAATAGTGGGCCCGATTCCTTCCCGCGATATTCCTCTATGTACTTAAGTATCGAGCTCTTAGCTTCTAGTGTGATCGGCACTGTTCGAGTCTTACCTCTTTTGCCGCACTTGACAAGCACGCAACCATCCTTGAAGTCGTCGATAGTTAAGTCGCATAGTTCACTAGCACGCAAGCCCGACGAATAGAGCAGCTCCAAGATAGCCTGATCTCTTACGCCTTTCATCGTGTTCATGTTTGGCATACTTAAAAGCCTGTCCATGTCGTCTAGCTGTGGTACATACGGCGCCTTCTGTACGTTCTTTGGTACAGTGACATCCTCGGTTAAGTCCATGACGACTTTCTTGTCCCTTCTTAAGAACCTAAAGTAAGACCTGATCGCCATGTAGTATCTGTTGATGCTGCTGTCACTCTTGCCGCCTAGCTTGCATTCGCCTAGGTACGAAACAATGTGCGACGCCTTGACTGAACTTAGCCGCCTCACTTGCTGTGCGTTCAGGTACTCAAGGAACTTAGCTACGTCGTAGTGGTATGCCTCGATGGTTGGTGCACTCTTAGACAATGCTAACTGTGCTACGTAATTATTTAGGCTTTCCCTCATCCAGGATGAAAGTGGTATTTGAAAGTTCATTGACTAACTCCCTTTGTCTCTGATGCCTCGAGGCTAGGTACTCTAGATAGCGGAGAAACCCTTCCGTTTTGGATATCCCTGCATCGACGCATAGTTTCGCGTACATGTTGAATAGTCCAATTGGGACATCCACTGTTATGCTTCGTTTTCCTAAAAACTTTCCGGCCATTGTGTTTTCCTTGTAGTAAATTAATAGTACGTGTTATTTTTTCTGAAACCTTAGTTAGAAATCCCATAGTCTGTCCTTTTGCTTGCTAGGCTATCTCTGCCCCCAGTGATAGCTTAGTTTTTTTATTTTCTACCCTCTTTAAGCATCTCCATAATTATCTTGTAAGTCTGATCGATACGCATTGCATGTCCGTCTAAGCGTGCACAACAGCTTTTTACGTCACTAT